GCTTGGTGGCGTCGGCGACCGACAGCATCACCGCCCGCGCCTCGCCGCCGATCGCCGCGGCGAGCTCCGCCGTGAGCGCCGCGAAGGGAACGGCGATCTTGCCGCGGTTGACGACCGCCGGATCGCGCGAGGCCGGGTCGAACCGAATTGTTCCCGAGACGATGCGCTTCATCAGCCACGAGTCGGCGAGATCGGCCACCGCCGCCGCGCGCGCTTCTTCGCTCATCGCGTCGATGCGGCCGGCGATGAACTTCGCCGCGTTCTCGCTGCGCGCCTGGCCGGGGTTCTGCGCCCAGCCGGGATCGATCCCGACCGGCACTTCCTCGACCTCGCCGGTGCGCTTGTTGACGAACGTCTTCGTCCCGAAGTCGGGCGGCTCGTCGGGATCGTCGGCGACATAGCCGAAGCGCTCGGCTTCGGCGTCGGAAAGCTGGCGCGCCCGGCATTTGCACCCCCAGCCGTTCGGCGGGTAGTGCGTGCTCCACCACGGGTCGTCGACGCTGAGGATCGTCCCGACCCAGGCGAGATGCTCCGGGCGCGGATGCTCCGAGACCGTGTGCAGATATTGCAGGAAGGGCAGCACGCGCTTCGTGCGCTCGATGCGCTCCCATTCGCCGGCGGCGTAGGCCGAGTTGACGTTGGCCCAATAGATCGTCTGCAACCGCCTGGGCGAGCCGAGCTGGACGATCCGCTCTTCGCCGGTCGCCGGGTCGATCGCCGGCGCCTTCCCCCACCAGCCCTTCGCCTTGAGCAGCGGCTCCAGCCCGGCGCGGAATTCGGCGAAGTCCTGGCGTTCGCCGATCGCCTTCGACAGCGCGTCCTTGACGTCGCCGAGGATGTCGTAACCGGCGCTCTTGGCGACGGTGAACGCCGTCGCGTGCTCGTCGAAAGAGAAATCGCGCCAGTCGAAGCTCGGCTTGATGGCCTTGGCGTCGAAGTAGCGCTGGACCTCGGCGGGCGGATGGTCGAAAGCGTCGGCCATCGCTTCAAGCCTTGCCGAGCCCGAGATCGCCGAGCGCGCGCGCCTTCAGGCCCGCGGCGGCCAGGCGCTTGGCGAGCGGGTCGGCGTCGATCTCGCCGGCGAGCCGGTCGAGCGCGGCGACGAATTCTTCGTAGCTCTTGGCTTCGCGCGCCGCCGCCAGCACCTTGGCGACGATCGGCGAGAGCTGGGGCGCCCAGTCTTCGGCGCCGGTCGCGGCGATTTCTTCGACCTCTTCGAGCGCCACCGCCGAGCCGCCGTCCTCGGCGTTGAGCGCCAGCGGCCGGGCGCCGTTCCAGGCGCGGTCGAGCTGGGCCGGGTTGAGCGGCTTTTGCCCCGCCGGCTTGCCCTGCGGCGCGGCGAGCAGCTCCTCGTCGCCGTCCGGCTCGCCGAAGCCGATCTTCTCGCGCGCCTCGCGCATCGACACTTTGAGGCCGAGCGGCACCAGCGCGGCGAGCGAATTGGTCAGCGCCGCGACGTCCTCCGGCTCGGCGACGGGAAAGATCGCATATGGGCGGGGAACGTCGGCGCCGAAATTGAGGGCGCAGAACGGCGCCACCAGGTCGCGGTTGATCGTCGCCGCGAGCTGGTCGGCGTCGTCTTCCTTGATGTCGATCCTGACCAGGTTGTGGATCTTCGCCTGCGCCAGGCCGCCGGCGTGGCCGTCGGTCGACATGGTCTGGCCGAGCACCACCTTGGACAATTGCTCGTCCATGAAGCGGGCCATGTTCTCGAACGGCTTGTCGGCGAACCCTTTCGCTTCGATGAACTCGATCGCCATGCTCTCGGGGATGATCGCCGCCGCGTCGACGGCGATTTGCGAAACCGCCGTCAGCAGCTTGCGCCGGTCCTCCGCCGTCGCCGCCGGGTGATACTTCCCCACGCGGATCGGCATGCCGAACACGTCGAGAAACGCCATCCAGTCCTTCAGCGTGTAGGTTTTGAACATCCATGACCACGCCGCCAGGCGGGCGAAGCCGCAGCGGATCGGGATGCCGCTCTTCAGCTTCGGCATGTGGACGATGAACTTCGCCGGCGGCAACGCCACGCCGTCGATGGTGCCGAGCACCGCCAGTCTCAGCTCCGAGCGCGAGACGAAGTCGAAGGTGAAGTATTTCGGGTCGCGCCACTTGTAGGCGGCCGGCCGCCAAAGCCCGTCGCGTTCGCCCCAGACGATCTCGATCGCCGAATAGCCCTTGCCGAAGGCGTCGGTGAGGTCGCGCAGCATGTCGCGGAACTGCGGCTCGCCGAGCAGGTCGCGCACCGCGTCGGCGATTTTCTTGTCGACGCGCTTCTCGCTCGACGGCTCGACCACCGCCCGCAGCGCCGAGATCGCCCGCTTGCGCGTCGACAGCACCGAACCGTAGTGGCCGTCGCGCTCCTCCATTTCCTCGGCGAGCTGGAGGAAGTAGCGATGGTCGCCGCGGATGGCGTTCCTGAGGATCGTCCCCATCCGCTCGGGCGTCAGCCCGGAGGCGATCGACTGGTCCCAGAAGGCGCGCACGCCGATGAGCTCCGGCCGCGCGATCTCCTCTTTCAGCGTCTCGCGCTCCTTCAGCGCCAGATAGCGCCGCGCGTCCTGGCCGTCCGGGCCGAGCACCGGCGACGGGCCGTGCATGCCGGTCTGGTTTTCCTCCGCGATCATGTCGCGCGGCGCATCAGGCGTGATCATGGCCAGGTTCCATAGTCGGCGATGAAGCGAGCGGGATCGACGTGGGCGGCGATAAGACCGCTGACGAAGCCGCGCACGTAATCGAGCCCCGCCTCGCTATTGCAACTCGGGCAAAACCAGCTCGGCGGCTCGCCCTCGACCCGAATGAAGAAATGCGACGGGCAGGCGTCGCGGCGCGCCCGCTCTTTGCGTTCGAGCCGGAGACGCTCGCGCGCCTCGGCGCCCGAGATCATCGCCTTGAAACGGAACGTCCGGCGCGTCACCACAGCCCCTCCTTGCCGCGCCGCTCGTCTTCGTCTTCGTCCGGGCGCGCCTCGCGGGCCGTGCGCGGGCTGTCGTAATCGTAGGCGATCATCGTCGCCCGCGTCGCCGCGTAGGCGAGCATCAAGGCGACCGCCGCGTCCCCGTGGCGGTCCTTCGCCTCGCCGCTCTTCACCGCCGGCATGAAGGGAACGCCGCCTTTGACCTGGACGAGACGAAGATCGGAAGCGATGTCGGCGTCGGCCGGAATATCGATCGCGTCGTCTTCAAAAGCGGTTTTCAAGGCTTGCGCGTTCTCGCGGTACCACTCGACCGTCAGCTTGACCGCCTCGCAGCGCAGCTCGCCGAAGTCCTGCTGGGCGCTCTCGGCAAGCGACATGCCCAAGCCCGTCGCGTCATGCTTCGACGCGCCAAAGCGCGGCAGCCGCGCCATTACGAACTTCTGCACCTGGCGCTGCTGGTCGAACGGAATGCGGCGCATTTCGACCACGAACGGCGTGAGCCGCCGCAGCGTGCGGGCGATCGCCAGCGGCCACAGCACCGTCAGGTCGGACACGCGCCCATAGTCGGCGCCGAGATAGTGCCACAGCGCCGGGTCGAGCGTCTTCAGGACCGGCAGCAGCTCGCGCTCGCACCACGCCTCGACGTCGGCTTCGCGCAAATGCGCCGGCCAGTGGGTGAACTCGGGCGGCCGCGTCAGCCGCAGCACCGGAATGCCCAGCCGCGCCCGCGCCTCGATCAGCGGCCCCGGCAGCCACGTTCCCGTTCCCTCGCTGGGGATGCAGAACAGCTCCTCGTCGGCGGCGTCGCCGTATTCGCGGATGATGCCGGCCCGCCAGGCCGCCTCGCCCTCGACGCTCCAAGTTTCGCCGGTGCGCAGGCACACCCGCTGATAGAGCCCATCCTTCAGCGCGTCGTCAAAGTCGAAGCGCACGAAGCCATAGCCCTTCGTCCCGCTCCGCGCCTCCTTGACCAGCGCGTTGTAATAGTTGTCCTCGCCATTGTGGGTCGAAATCACCAGCACCCGGCCGCCCCAGATCAGCAGGGCGAGGGCCGCCTTCATCAGCTCCTTCAGCTCGTCGTGGAACGCCGCTTCGTCGATGATCACGAAACCCTGGCGGCCGCGAAGCGAGCGCGGCCGCGACGCCAGCGCGACGATCTCGAAGCCGGAGGCGAAGCGGATGCGGAAGGCGCTGATCGCCTTGTCGGCGCCGTCGTCGAACAGGAACTCCTCGACCCCGCCCTCGACCAGCGCCTCGTTGAACGCCTTGGCCCACATCGCGCAGCAGTCGATGAACTCGCGCGCCATGTCGAGGTTGTAGCCGATGTAAAGGCTGTCCATGCCGCCTTCGGACCGCGCCGAGGCCGACGTCAGCACGGCCTCTGCGCCGACGCCCCAGGTCGCCCCGGTGCGGCGGCTCTTCTCGACCACCGTGACGCGATAACGCGCCGTCGTCGCCAGCAGCCGCTGCTGATAGGGCAGCAGGATCTTGTCGAGCGAAGCGCGCGCGTCGAGGCCGGGTCCGGCGACCAGAGAGTCGCGCCGCAGCCGCGCCCATTCCTGCTCGGTGATCGCGCGGGCGGAAGCGATTTCGGCGGCGGTCGGGAGCGCGCTCATAGCAGCACCCCTTGCGCGGGGTCCGCCAGCGCAGCGGCCGTCGCCTTCTTCGTTCTCGGACGCCTCGGCCGCTCGCGCGGCGAGAAGTCCGCTAGCGCCCCAAGGCCGGCGGCCACGCGCCGTTCGGCGGCGGCCTCGGCGAGATCCTGCGCGAGCATGACCGTCGCGGTCGCGAGCTGGCGGCGATACTTGTGCGCGAGACGCACCAGGTGGACGCGCTGGCGCTCGCTGAAGTCCTTTTCGCGCGAATGCTCGGCGATGAACGCCATGTCGCGCGCGAAGCGCTTGTCCCAGCAGCCCGGCAGGAACGAGCAACCGGCCAGCGCTCGCGCAATCAGCGCATATCTTGACCGATCATCCGCCGGCGCCGGCGCGGCTTGTCCCTCGGCCAACATCACGCCGCCCTTTGGATGACGCCGAGCTGCTCCATGATCCGCGCCCGCGTCTCGGCGGTGATGCCCTTCTCCCTGGCGACCTTGTCGACCGCCGCGCCGACCTGGCGGCTCGCCGCGTCGAGCGCGCGGCGCTTGGCCTCGCTGGAGATCGTCTGCGCCTCGACGCTGTGCTTGAGCGCGCGCGCCAGCTCCATCGCCCCCTTGGGCGTGAAGGAGCCGGCGTCGGCGTCGAGCATTTCCGTGATCAGCGTCTTGATCAATTCTCCGATGACGACGTTGGCCTCGTCCATCCGCTCGGCGGTGAACTGCGGCGCCAGGCCCTCGAACAGCGCGCGGCGCTCGGAGAGCCGCGCCGCCGCCGCCGCCACCCGCATCGCCTTGCGGTTGAACGCCGACTTCGAGATCAGCGGGCAGCCCTTGTCGGCGAGGCGCCCGTTGAGCTCGGAGAGGATGTCGGCCTGAGTGCGGGCTCGCTGGTTGAGCTCGCCCATCGCCCAGAAGATGTCGTCCTGCGCCTCTTCGGGCGCGAGGTCGAGCGAGGATAGCCGCCCGCGGCCGAGACGGTCGGCGGTTCCCATCTTCAGCTCTCCGGCGGCGAAGGCCGCTTGACGCCGTCCAGCGCGATGCGTCGCTCGACATGGTCGAGGCCGCGGAGCGTGATTTCGGCGATCAGCACCGAGCCCGCTTCGGTCAGATGGATCGCGCCGACGTCGGCGAGGAAGCGCAACTGCGTGTGCAGCCAGTCGCGCGTGCGGTTGATCGCCCAGCGTTCGGCCAGCTCGTCGCGCAGCAGCGACGAATTGAGCCGCCGGTCCGACTGCTCGGCGAGCATGCGCAACACGACGAGGCGCGCTTCGCGCTCCATGATCTCGGAAAGACTCACCGCCCGTGCTCCAGAAGGTTCTCCTGCAATCGCTCGGCGATCGCCTTGATCGGCGCGACGCGCTCGACGATGACGGCGAGCTGCCCCTTCATCTCCGTCATCGAAAGCTGCAGCTCGTGCACCGTCTGGGCGCCGGGCAGGTGCGCGACCTCAGTTTCGATCCTCGCCAGCCGCGTCTCGTGTCGGTTCTTGGAGTCGATTAGTTCCGCGACATCCTGCCGGTTGCGGGCGCTGAGCACGGCGTAGACCGACAGCGCCAGCGCGCCCACCGAGCCAAGCGCCGTCGCCGCCTGCCACAGTTCGCTCCATTCGAGCATCGCCGCCCCTCATTTCCCGCGTCGTGAGATCGCCGCGCCGGCCGGCGCGTCTTCCGCCGTCGCCGGCGGGACGAGCCCGTCGGCGCGCGCGATCGCCGCCAGCGCCGCGCCCGCCGCGGCGAGCCGCCCGGCCGGCGTGTTCGGCCGCTCGGCCGCGGCGCAGACGATGTCGGCGTCGCGCTCCATGCGCGCCGCGCCCGCGGCGAGCGCGCGCTTCAACAGGCTTTTCGGCTTCGCCGCCGCCGCCGCCGCGCTCAATCGGTCGCGCGGTGCGTCCGTCGCCGCGCACAGCGCGTCGAGGTCGGCGTAGACGGTCGCCGCCTTCGCGTCGATGGCGACCAGCGCCGCTCCCGCGCCGCCGAACGCGGCCTGCGTCGCCGCGGCGGGCAGCGTCGCGCCGGTCAGGAACGCGACGACGAAGGCGACGAACGGCGCGGCCACCTGTCAGCTCCCCGAGCCGGCCGAGGTCGCCGAGGTGACCGTCGTCGACTGGCCGAGCGCGGCGCAGATGTCCTTCACCGCCGCGGTCGCCACGCCTGCGGCGACGTCCTTCTTGATGAACGCATTGACCTTGGTCGCCGCCGTCGAGTCGCCGAGGATCGCCGCGCCGAGCGCGTAAGCGCCGCATTGGTAAGGCGCGAGCAGCTTTGCCTGCGCCACCGCGTCGCCGATCAGCGTCTTGTCGACCTGGATCAGCGCGTTGTTGAGCGCGACGACGTCCTGCGTCGTGGCGACGAGATTGCTGTCGAATGCGGTCTGCTGCGTGCTCGAGCACGCGGAAAGCGCCATTCCCGCAACAAACGCGGCGACGGCGGCGGTTTTCAGGAGCGACATGATTCGATCCTCAGCAGTTAAGAGCTTGAAGGTCGGCGCGATAGCGTTGAACGTCGTGGTCGCCGACCTTGGCCACGAATTCGTCGATGACGCCCGGGGGCGCCGGCAGCGGCGCGCCGATCGCGACGCCGCGCGTGACGTGCTTGAAAATCGGCCGCGGCGGCACGGTCGGAACCGGATCGCCGCGACGGCGGTATTCGACGCATTCGAGCGTCCCGCGCCTGACGAGTTGGCGGAGCGCGAAGTTGAGCGCGAAGGCGACGCGCGGCGCGCCGAAAGTCACCAGGCGCGGCGGCGATCGGCCTTCGGCGATATGCAGTCCGGCGAGCCCCAGCGCCAGCGCGCCGCCGAGGCTGTGGCCGGTGAAGACGATGCGCTTGTCGGAAGGGAGCTCGCGCCGGATCGCCGCCCACAGGTCGCGCGCGCCGGCGCCGAAGCCCCGGTGGCACCAGCCGATCTTATCGAACGGCGCCGGAACCCAGTCGAGGTCGCGCAGCCAATCGACGAGATCGTCAAGATGCGTGCCGGGGCAGACGACGACCAACTCGCCGCCGCGCGGCAGCAGGCAGCAGCGCGCGTCCACCGAAACCGTGACGCTCTGCGGCCCGCGATAGGCGAGCGCGCAGAGGTCGGCGAGGTCGGCGTGCGACAGCATGACGTCAGCTCGCCTCGCCCGCGCGCCGGCGCACCAGCGTCAATTCGCGCGGGTCAAAATCGAACTCGATCAGCCCCATGTCGTCGGCGTGCCAATGGCAGCCGACGCGCCGCCCCTCGACCGCGTGGACGGTCATCCGCAGCGCGTCGGAATTGAGCCGGACGATGTCGCCGACGGCGAAGGCGTCCGGCGAAGCGGCGACGGAAGGCGCGGCGAGCGACATCTCACTTCTGCCCGACCGCAGTGGTGGTGATGGCGCGCAGGCCGACGACGATCAGGCCGAGCGCGCCGGCGACGCCGGGCGAAATCCCCAGCGTCGTCCAATCGACGCCGCCGAGATAGGTCACCGCGGCGGGGGCGACCGCGACGACCAAGCCGAACGCGACAGTTCGGAAACCCTTGAGAGCGCTGACCCACTTCATGACGGACTCCTGTTTCAAAGCGGGTTGAAGGCCGCCGCGAAGGCGGCGTGGTTTTCAGGCGGTGGCTGCATCGAGCGCGGCCCAGGTCTTCGGCCCGATCAAACCGTCGGGGTCGAGGCTGCGCGCCTTCTGGAAGGCGACGAGCGCCGCACGCGTCAGCGGGCCGGCGTGGCCGTCGACCGCGAGCGCTGGCGTCGCGCCCGCCTTGTTGAGCCGCCATTGCAGATCGGCGGTCGACCCGTGCGGGAAGTTCGACGCCGTCGGATGCGCCACGACGTCGCCTTCCTCGGCGCGCGGCGCGCCGCCATGCGAAGGCTCCGGCGTCACGTTCGGCGGCAGCTCGACGGCGTGCGGCGCGGGCAGGCCGTGCAGCGCCCAGGTCGGAAGCGGACCGGCCGCGAAGGCGGCGTATTCTTCCTCGACGAAGCCCTCGAACTTCTTCCAGGTCGAGTCGTCGACGTCGCAGATATCGTTGTGGTTGCCGCCCGCCGCGCCGAGATCGTGATGCGAGCAATACCCTCGCCCCTTGCCGCCCTCGGCGTGCTGGCACGGGATGCCGTAAGCGTGGAGCAACCACGCCGTCGCGCGCGCCAGCGCGCGCAGCGTGACGTCGGCGACGCCCCTGGCGACGAAGCCGGGCGCCTCGATCGAGACGCCGCGGCCGTTGAAGGCGCACTGCGCCCACGCCTTCATCGACAGCGGCACGAGCTGAGTGAACTCGCTTCCGTCGTCGTTCATGCAGAGATGGGCGGACGCCTGGACCTTCGGCATGCATAGCCAGGCGACCGAGCCCTCGTAACCACCCTCCATCAGGTGCACGATCACCAGGTCGTGGGCGATCGCGGTAGGCGTGTAGTTCGGCGACGGGACTTGCTTGACGGGGGCCAATTGGGTCACGGGTTCACATCCTCAGCATGATCTGGACGATGAGCCACGCGGCGGCGAGCGCCTCGACGAGATCGGGCGGCCGGAAGGATGCGCTGATGTCGATGGGCATGTCCCGCTCCGCGCCGACGCCGCCTGGCGGCTGTCGCGACGAGGATTAGGAGCGGCTTCGTCCCGAAAGCATGGTGAACAACTTCACCCTGAGGCGCTTCGGTCGATGCGGGTGCGTTGTTTAGCGCCGCGCTTCGCCTTTGCAAAGCGCGCTGAAGAGATCGGGCTGCGGCGACGCTTCGCGCAACTGCGCTTTCGCTTTGAACACGGCTCTCCGCGTCACCGCCGCCATGCTGGCGATCTCGTTGGCCGACAACCTGCCTTCGCGGATCGCCTCGCGGACGCGCCGGGCGCGCGCGTTGCGTCCCTGGCCGGACACCGGATCGGCGGGCAGGTCGATCAGCTCGCCGCCGTAGAGATCGCAGATCAGCGCCGCGCCCTTCTCGCCCATCGCCGCCGTCAGCCACGGCGCGGCGCGCGGATTGCGCGGCACCGAAATGCGCAAGCCCCCACGCGCCCTGGCGAGGCCGAGCGCGGCTTCGAGGCCCGCGCCTTCGGCGATCTCGCGATAGAGGTTGGCGAGCCACACGTATCTCACCGCCGCAGCCTCTCGAAGCGGGCGCCCGCGTCGTCGCGCAGCACCGTGACCACCACGCCGCGATTGAGGATGTAGGTCAGGCCGTCGGCGTGAATGGCGTACTCGGCCGCGCCGATCGCCCGCGCGGCTTCCGCGGCGCGCGACAGCGACAGGCCGATCGTCTCGCGCAGGGTTTCGACGTCGAAGCCGCCCGCGCGTTCGAGAAAGCGCACCAGCGCGTGATCGGAGACGTTGACGATCATGGCGCCCTCTCGATCTCGGCGATGAATTCTTCCGGCGGCTTGTCGCGCCAAACGGCGAGCAGCTTCAGCGCGCGAACAATCGCGCGCATGGCGGGGAAGCGCGAGCGCATCATCGTGACGTCGGAAAGCGGACGCTTGACGTGGCCGAAGGCGATCGAGCGCTCCAGGTTGGCGGCCCACTGCTCGCGCTCCATCGCCTCCAGCGCCGCCTCGTCGATCAGCTCGGCGATCTTCATCGCGCCTCTCCGCTGCTGGCGACGCGTTGCGCCGCGCGCCGGGCGCGCCAGGCGGCGAGCTGGCGGCGGCGATAGATGAGGAAGGCGGTCGCGGCCGCCCCGTGCAACGCCTTGGCGCGTTCGAACGCTTCATGACCGCCGGGCGCTCCCAGCGCCTCGCGCGCCTGGCGCGCCAGGCGGACGCTCTCCGCCGCGATCAGGTCGTAATCGCGCTTGGCGATCGCCGCGCGCGCTTCCCGCGCCTCGGCCTCGGCGCGCGCGCGCTCCGCCGGCGAATGGCGCGCGGCCAGCGCCATCAGCGCCTCGCGTCCCATTTCGTCGACGGTCGGCATGTCAGGCGCTCCGCGCCTTGCGCAGCGCCGCGATCGCGGACGCCACCGGTTCGAGCCCGACGGGGCATAGCGTGAAGGCGACCGTCTGCTGGGCGCCTTCGGGCGTCGTCACGACGAGCAACACCTTGCGCGTCCCGCGCTCGGCGCCCGGCTCGCACGCCGCGACCACCGCTGAAAACCCGTCGACGGTCTCGATCTTCGCCCCTTCCCAGACGATGTCGAAGCTCGCGCTCACGGCCGGCCCCACAGCGTTTCGAACTCGGTTTGAAACGCCTTGATCAGCGCCGGGTCGTCGGTCAGCATCAGGTCGTTGTCCTGGCGCTTCTCGCCGCCGGCGGTGAAGTTGGCCGCGCCGAAGCGCAGCAGCTCGCCGTCGACCACATAGGCCTTGAGGTGCATCCACGGGCCGCGCTGCTTTTCCTTGATCACGACGGTCGGCTCGGCGATCAGCGCGGCGAGCGCCGCGTCGATCCGCTCGCCGCGCGGCCGGTCCTGGCGCGCGTCGACGATCAGGCGGACGCGGACGCCGCGCTCGGCGGCCCGCGTCAGCGCCTCCATCACCGGCACGTCCGTCAGAACGAACGCGGCGCCGTCGAAGGTATGGGCGGCGCCGTCGATCGTCGCGACGTCGATCGCTTCGAGGTCTTCCGCCGGCGAATAGTGCAGCTCGTAGCGCGGCGCCGGCTGCCCAGCCGCCGCCGGCGCGAAGGCGACCAGCGCCAGAACGGCGATCGCCGCGCCTTGCGTCCAACCCTGTCTCATGCCGCGCTCTCCCTGTGTTTGGCGAGCGTCGCGCGCAGCCGCGCGCCGAGGTAGCCGGCGAGGCGGTCCCAGTGGCGCTCGGTGTAGAAACAGAACGCCGACGGCAGGCCGCGCCGGTAGCCGTAGAGCTCGAAGTCGGACGGCCATGCGTCCCGGCCGGCGACGAACGAGGCGAAGCCGCCGGCCGCTTGCAGCCGCGCGGCGATCGCCCGCGCCACCGCCTGCTTGCGTAGCCGCGCTTCTCCCTTAGCCGGCCAGACGACGCCGCCGTCGCGCGCGATCCAGGCCTTCAGCCCCTCGATCGCCTTGGCGGCGTCGGTCGGGTCGAGGAGGAAGCGGGTGTGAGCGAGGCCGGTCTGGCGCTCGACGAAGGCGAGCATCGCCGCGTCGTCGCGCGAGCGCGCGAGGCCGAGGTTCCAGGCGCAAATCCACAGCGCTTGGAGCACCGGCGCGTAGCGGCCGCTCGCCGTTCTGGCGAGAGAGCGGCCGGCCGGCGCGCCGCCGCCGAGTCCTTTCAGCTCGTCGATCAGCGCGCCGGCCTGCGCGTCGCTGAGGTCGCGCGATGAAACGACCTTGAAACGCGCTGCGAGAAGGCCGCGATAGTCGTCGTCCTCCATCCCGAGCGCGCGGCGCGCAGCGTGGATGGCGCGAAACTGCGCGGTGGTGGTCATGAGCGGCCGCCGCGCTCGGCCGGACGCGCCGGCCGGTTGAGAAGGTCGAGCAGCTCATCGGCGATCTCGACGGCGATCGCGGCGTCGCGCTGGCAAAGCAGGATAGCGGCGACGACGATCAGGAAAGTCGAGCCGCCGAGGGCGACGATCGCGCTCGGCGACGTGACGGCGATAGCGCCCGCCGCGATGAGGAAACCGGAGGCGGAGATCAGCGGCAGCAGCGCTCTCATGGCGCCTCTCCCATCAGCTCGACCTCGAACGGCTCGACGGCGAAGATCTCGCCCGCCGAGCCGATCGACACGCCGGGGACCAGACGCGCCTGGTCCGGCTCGCGCAGCATCGCCTCCTTGTCGATCTCTTCGCTCATGCGCAGGAACGGCAGCCCGAGCCGCTTGATGGCGGCGATCGCCGCCTCGACGCCGCCGCGGATCGTCACTTTCGGCGGCGACAGGCGCCATTCGATCTTCCCCGTGCCGAAGTCGGCGTTCTTGCGTTTTCCCCCGTCCGTCAGCGCCTGGCGGTTCGCCTCGCACCACATGCGCAAGCCCTCGGTGAGGTCGCGCGCATAGGCGGCGAGCGGCGCCGCCTGCCGCTCGGCTTCGTCCTTGATCGCGGCGACGCGGTCGTTCATGTCGGCTTCGAGCCGCGCCACGGCGCGGTTGGCTTCGCCGATCTCGCGGATGTAACGCGCCGCTTCCTCGCGCGACTGCGGCGCGGCGACCGGCGGAGCGACAGTCTTCGATTTCCGGTTAGGCTTCGACATAGGCTTCCACTCCCATGAGGGCGAGAAGGCGAGCGCGCGCGGCCTTCAGCGCCGCGTCGGCGCCGCGCTCGCGCGCGGTGAAGCGCGCCGCCTCGGCGGCGGCGATGGCGTTTTCGTAATTCCCCGCGGCGCGGACGAGCGGGGAGGGCTGCTCGGCCGCGCGCGCGAGATAGGCGGCAGCGAGCGCGGCGAGGTCGACGCGAGGGACGGTGAAGGCGTCGCGGCCGCCGAGGACCAGGCGCGCCGCCGTCACGCGCGGCGAAGCGGTGGTCGGCAGCGGGAAGCCGCGCGTCGCCGAAAGCTCGACCAGCGCCCTGAGCTCGATCTCCGCCTCGACCACCAGCTCGGCGAAGCCGCGCCCCTCCGAGAGGAGCGCGCCGACTTCCTCGGCGGCGGCGCAGACCTCCGCCTCGCGTTCGAGGATCGTCTCGCCGATCTCCGCCGGGCTCGCCTGCGTCAGGCCGCGCGCGAGATAGCAGAAGACGCGGCGGGCCTGGCGCGCCGCGTCGCTCGCTTGCGTGCGCGCCTGCGCGACGTCGAGCCCGCAGCGGCGGCCGACGACGTCGAGGATGGTCGCCAGCGGAACGTCGCGCATCACAACGCCTCGCGCGGACGGAAGGCGATGATCTCCGCCGACTGCAAGCGCCCGACGGTCGCTTCGACGCGGCGCGTCATGTCGCCGAGCGCTTTGACCTCGGCGACGATCGCGCCGCAGATGTCGTCGAACGTCTCCGGCGTCGCCTGGCCGCCTTCCAGCAGCTTCGCCTGCGCCTGGAACGCGGCGAACAGCCCGTCGAGGGCTTCGACCGCCTCGCCGGTGAGGCCGACGCCGTCGTCGACGTAGCGGCCGAAGGCGCGGCGGAACGCGCCGATCTGCTCAGACAGCCTGTCCATCGCCCGGCTCCTTCCTGACGTGCGAGTGCGGACAGCCGGAGCGGCAGGCGCGATAGAGCTTGGCGCGCACCGCCGACGAGCCGAGATGCTTGAACCCCTGCTCGGCGATGCAGCGGTCGCGCTCGATCTCGTCGAGCACCGGGCAGTCGACCACCGCGCCCATGTAGGCGCCGCGCACCTTGCCCTCGACCCTGCGCAGATCGCCCTTGTAAGTCCCCAGCACCACGCCGGAGATCACCGCGACCGAATAGTCGAGCCGCCGCGCCACTTCCGAAGCGCTGGCGCGGTCGCATTCCTCGGCGAGCTGGACGATCCAATCCGGCGGCGTCTCGCCCCAACCCTTGCGGGCGTTGGCTGCGAAGTCCGTTTTGCGCGCCCCGCCGGCGCGCGCAAGCGAAGCGGAAAGCGACGAGGTCATAGCGTCGCCTCCGCGATCCCCAGCGGCTCGCCGGTGTTGCCGTCGACCATGAATTTCGCCTTGACCTGGCGCGGCGCGAGCGGTCCGGTGTCGGCCGCCGCCTTGAGCCGCCAAACTCCCGAGTTGAGATTGTTGGCGCGGGTCGACCGCGCGACAGTCAGCGCGCCAGCCTGGGCAAGCCGCCGCACATAGTCGGCGGCGGTGTGGCGATCGATGCTCACCTCGTCGGTCGACGCGGCGGCCGCCAGCTCGGCGATCGTGAACGTCGACAGATTGCGCATCGCAGTCCAGAGGTGGCGTTGAATGCAGCCGTGCCGGGTCTCCGGCGCGGGCGCCTTCCGCTTCGCCTCGGCGACCGCGTAGACGAGCTGGCCGCGAGGCTTGACGTCGCGCCGGTCGATGACGACGAGCGCGCCGAGCTTCACCATGTCGTCGATCCAGAACCGGATCGTCGCGCGGCTCACGCCGTTGGTGCAGCCGAGCAGCTCGCGAGCGGTGAAGCCGCTCGGCCCGAAGTCGCACGCAGCCCGCCAGTAATGCTCCGGCCCGCGCGGCAGGTTGACCTTGAGAGCGATCGCGGTCATGCGAACCTCCCGGCCTGCGCGAGCCTGCCCGAACGCGCGCGCGGCGCTTCGCCGGTGAACAGCGCGCCGGAGTAGCCCTTCGCGTCGATCTCGCGGACGCCCTGATTGCGCGCCCAGTCGTTCATGCCCGACAGCGTCACGACGATGCGCCTGGCGCGCCCTTCGCCCTTGAGACGCACGGTCTCCAACAGCTCGTCGCTGATCTTGACGTTTGAAAGGAAGATTTGCGCCAGCAGCTTGCAGTCGGCGAGGTCGCAGGGCTCGGCGCCGTACCAGTCGAGCACGCGGTTGTGGACGCGCTCGACCCGCGCCAGCTTCTGCGGCAACATCTCCTCGCCGATCAGCAGCACCGGGACCTGGCTCGCTTCCGAGATCTCCCGCACCAGCTCGATCAGTCCCTTGTCGACCAGCTTGTCCGCCTCGTCGACCATCAGCGGCCGGCTCGGCTCGTCGCCGAGCAGCCCGATCGCCTCGGCCACCAGGTCGGCGGTGGTTCCCCTGGGATTGGCGACGCCGCATTCGAGCAGCACCGCGCGCACGAAGGTCTTGCGGTTCCACGACTCGCCGACCTCGACCCGGACGGCGCGCGTCTTGTTCTGCGCGTAGATCGAGGCGTAGGACTTCCCCAGCCCCGAGTGCCCGTACATCACGCCGAGGTTCGGCAGATGCGGCCCCCGGCGCTGCAACTTCGTCACCAGGGCCATGAAGCCGGCGAAGTTCTTCAGCGGCGCCAGCGAGCCCGGTTTGACGACTTGAGCGTTGTCTGTCATTCTCTAGTCCTTCGATATTTATCGGCCGCCTTCGGGCGGCCTTTTTTTTTCGCCAACGCTTTGAGGAACTTCCCGACGCGGAACGCCACACGGGCGCCGGGGTCTAGCGAGACGCGCGCGCCGTCACCTCAGCGCCGCCTCCCCGAAGTCCGCGACCAGGCCGGCCGTCGTTTCGTATTCGCCGCTCGACAGGTAATGGCCGAGCCAGCGATCCTCGTAAGCAAACAGCGCCTCGTTGACCGCGCGGCACGAAAGCAGAAATTGCACGTGCCGATAGCGCTCCGACGGCGTCGTCATCGCGCCGATGAACTCGGGAGCGCGGCGGAACGCGGCATGCCAGCTCATGTCGCTCGGCGAGAGAACGGCGCCGTCGCGATCGAGCGCGTCGAGTTCGCGAAACAGCGCCATGCGCTGCTGCGGCGTCGCGCGCGCTCTCAGCGCGACCACGTCGCCGTCTTTATCGGCCTGCGCGCCGGCGAGCTCGCGCTCGACCTCGGCGACGTTGGCGTCATGCTGCTGCTCGTATTGCGCCACCAGCGCGCGAGCATCGTCCGGCGACGGCAGCGCCGGCGCCGGCGGCGCGGGCCGCAGCGCTTCGCCCGCCGCGTTGAGCGCCGGCGTGGCGTAGACGTCGTGGCCGCGCGGGAAGGCGACGACCTTGGCCGCCTTCTCCGCCGCGCGGCCGAGCACGGCTTCGGCGACGTCGCGTGGGCGTATCTTGCGCATTTCGGCGCGCAGTTCCTTCGCGCCGGCTTCGAGCAGCTTCTTCTGCTCGGCGCGCGCCCGCGCCACCGCCTCGGCCGGATCGACGCCGGCCAGCTCGGGGCAGACCGCCTCGCCGAGGTAGGTTTCCCCGTCGAGCGCGAACACGTAGGCGCGGCCCATGTCGGCCGGGTCCATGCGCACGAACACGGCCGTCCCCGGCATCGCCGCGGCGAAGATGTAGTGCGAGTGATCGATGCGCAGGCCGGTCTTGCCGACGACGCGCAGGCCGTCCTTGCCGGCGATCGGCGCCAGCAGTAGGTCGAGCGCCCGCACGTCGTCGATCCGCTTGATCTTGCCGGGGTAGGCGGCGGCGGCGGCGAACGGCGTCGCGCCTTGGAGCCCTTCGTGCGGCCGATGGGCGTAGCGGTTCTCCGCCCATTCGTTGCAATAGCGCTGCAGCTCGGCCGCCTTCAGCTCGACGCAGAACGCCTCGGCGTCGCTTTCGCCGAGCCGCGCCGAGAACGCCTTGCGCTCCTCGATCACCGAGCGATCCTTGACGTTGTGGCCGATGAAGCCGGGCAGCAGCGGCATCAGGTCGCGCTGCAGCGTGCCGATCGCCCGCTCGATGTGGCCTTTCTGCTCCGGCGAGAACGGCGTCGAGGCCTCGGTTTCGATGCGCAGCGAGGCGAACAGCCGTTGCGTCGCCTTAGCCTTGAAATCCGAGCCGTTGTCGGTCTTGACCCGCTCCGGCGCGCCCCAATTGAGGATGGCGCGGCGCATCAGCAGGGCGACGCTCTCGGCGCGCGGCGTGCGGGTGACCTGAATGGACAGCCGGCGCGAGAAGATGTCGACGCAGGCGTAGATCGAGTGGCGGCCGTCGACGCACAGCGCGTCGGCCGGCGAGGCGTCGATCATCCACAGCTCGTTGAGCCGCGAAACCGGGTGCGATTTCGTGCCGGACAGGCGGAAGCGCGACTTGAAGGCGTCGGGATTGGTGATCTTGGCCAGCAGCGCCGCTTCGGTCCGTTTGAGGTCCTTCAAAACGTGCTGAAAGGTGCGCACCGGCGGCGGCGTCAGGCTCGGAAACTTGGCGGCGACGCACTCGCGAACGTGGTCGGCGGAAAGGTGCGGCTGGTGTGCAATCAGAGCGAGTATGTAGCGTTTGACCTCGCCGCCTTCGGCGGTCGCCAACAGGCCCTTGCCGCGCCGCGCTGCGCCGCGATCGACGTCGAGCCGGGAGGGCGAGCCGTGCTTCGTCTGTTCCCGCCAGCGCGCCAGGGTGCGCGGCGACAGCCGGCGCACGGCGGCCTTGATCCACGGCGCGATGTCGAGCTTGTCGAGGCCGTAGAGGGCGCAAAACGCCGTGTCGGCGGTGCGGCGCGACAGCGAGGCGTTGCGGGCGAAGCGGTCGGCCGCGGCGATCAGCGCCAGCCGCGCATCGCGCGACTCCAGCGCCGGCAGGGTGAGCTGCGCCGCCTGCGGCTCGGCGGCGGCGGCGGCGAGTTCGTCGCGCCCGATCTCCACCGCGCCGATCGCCCGCGCCGCGTAGGCGGCGAGCGCCGCCGGCGGCAGCAGGTCGACGTGATATTCGAGGCCGCCGCCGCTCTCTTTGCGCAGGCGGACCTTGTCCTTGCGCTCGATCCAACCCTCGCGCTCGACGAATTTGTCCCACCCCTGTCGCGTCGTCGGGAGACCTGGGAGCGCGAGGTCGGCGAGTTCTGCGGTGGAGAGCCAGTCGCGCATCACTCGCGCTCCGGCGGAAGACACCAATTGCGTCGGAGAGCGCTCGGCGGCGTCCCCATGATCGCGGCGACGCCCTCCTTGCTCACCGCGCAGATGACCTGCGGCGCAAAGGCCGCGCGGTTCGCGCAGCGCTTGCGCAACAGTTCCAGCCAGAGGTCGGCGTTCGCCCCGTCCTCCGGCCACAATCGCCCGAGCGCGCCCCCCAACCC